GTGGGATGAGGTCAAGGAAATCAAGCTGAAAGTTCCCGTAAAGAACGGGGACGAGGAAAGAGAGCTTGATGTAACGATTGACGAATTGCGCCTCGGCTACATGCGGCAGGACGATTACCAGCGCAAGACGCAGGAAGTCTCCAAGACCCGCACAGAGGCACAGGAACAAGCAAGGCAAGTTGCGGAACAGGTCCGCGATGCCTTTGCAAAGGAACTCAACACCCTTTCGACGCTGGTGGATTCTGTTGCCGCGTCTGAATTCAAGGGAGTTGATTGGAACAGACTCAGCCAGGAAGACCCGGCCAAGTTTGTCCAGCTACAGCATCGCGCCAGCCAGTTACAGCAGGCCAAGGCAGCGATTGCACAACGGCAGCAGGCAGTAGAGCAACAGAGGATGGTTGAACGACAGCAGCGCCTTGCCCAAGCGTTACCGCAGGCAGAGACGAAGCTGAAGGAAGCCATACCCAACTGGAGCGACGAACTGCGTAATGCCCTAGTTAGGACCGCAAAAGAGACGTATCAACGTCCGGACAGCGAGCTTAACGAAGTGGGCAACTTCGATCCGCTATACGTTCAGATGTTGCACGACGCCCACCAGTGGCGGCAGTTGCAATCTCAGAAGCCCATCATCGAGAAAAAGATTGTTGATGTCCCCAAGGTTTTAAAGCCAGGGACCAAAAACAACGTGAGTACCGATACGAGAAAGCTGCAAGAGCTAACTGCGCGGATCAAAAAGTCAGGCGGCAAGGATAAGGCCGCTATCGAAGAACGCATAAAACTCTCGTTGAGGTAAATACTATGGCTGCACCGACTGGAACGTTTCAAACCCATCAGGCAATTGGCAACCGCGAAGACCTGGAAGACGTGATTTGGGATATTTCTCCCACTGAAACCCCCTTCGTTTCGATGGTTTCCAAGGGCAAGGCAAAGGCGCAATACCACGAATGGCAGACTGATTCGCTGGACGCCGCTGCTACCAATTCCGTCATTGAAGGTGATGACGCAACGACCAACACGGCGACCCCGACTGTTCGCCTGCGCAACTATTGCCAGATTCTGAGCAAGACCGCCCGCGTTTCCGGCACGCAAGAAGCCGTAGACAAGGCTGGCCGTAACTCGGAAATGGCCTATCAGGTTCGCAAGCGCATGGAAGAACTCAAGCGTGACCTTGAGTATGCTGTGGTGCGCAATCAGGCGTCCTCGGGTGGTAGTTCCACTGTAGCCGCTCGTATGGCTGGCGTGGAAGGCTGGCTTGCTACGAACCGCACCTCTGTGGGCACTGGCACGGCGCAAACAACCCCCGGCTACGCTGCTGGTGTGGTGGTTTCTCCGACTGACTCCACGGTGGCCGGAACGCTGACGGAATCTGCCCTGAAGGCTGTGATTCAAGCGGCTTGGACTCAAGGCGGCGACCCGAAAATCCTGATGGTTGGGCCTGCGACGAAGAGCAAGATTTCCACGGCCTTTACTGGCGTGGCAACTCGCTACCGTGATGTGCCTGCTGGAAAGCAAGCGCAGATCATCAGCGGCGTGGATCTGTACGTGTCGGACTTTGGCACGCACCGGATTGTGCCGAATCGCTTCATGCGCGACCAGAACATTCTGGTTCTCGATATGGAGTATTTCCAACTGGCGCAGCTTCGCCCCCTCAAGACGAACGACCTTGCGAAAACTGGCGACAGTGAGCGCAAGCAGTTGCTGATGGAAGCAACTCTGGTTGTGCGTAATGAGAAGGCCAGCGGCAAGGTGTCGGACATCAACCCGGCGCTGTAACCAACAGGGGAGGGGTGGGCAACCATCCCTCCTTGATCCACGTGAAACGCTTTTTAAGTGCTGATCCAGTCTCCGGAATCATCCGGTGGGTGGAACATGACCAATTGACAGACGTTCTAACCGAAGGTGCTTATCAGGACACAGCCCCGCATGTTGAGTACTCGCGGGGATTGCAGAACGATGAGGATTATTGGAGGAACGGCGTAAAGCAGGAAATGGCGCATTACGCGCACATCCCCAATATCCTGCTGGAAAAGTGGGCGATTGAAGGCGTTGACATTGCAGACAATGACGAATTGCTGCGCATGGTCAATAAACCAGAATATGCGTATCTGAGGACAACCACAAAACTGCATGAATGAACGCCTGGCGTTAGCGCATCAGTACGCAGAGGACGGGGAGTTAGATAAAGCGTCGGAGCTTTGCAGCCAACTGGCTAACGAGAATCCGCACGACCCCAAAATGCTGGCAGTAGCGGCCTATATCTACATGAAGGCCGAACGGTTCGGATTTGCTTATGCCTTGCTGGAGAAGGCATCCAGGGGCATGCCGCGGTCTGAGTTGTTGAACAACCTTGGTATGTGCGCTTTGGGTTGTATGCGGCTTGATGATGCGGAAAAGCACCTTACGGACGCTTTGAAGCTGGACCCCAAGAACGCCGCAGCGATGAATAATTTAGCCCTTGTGTATGTCAACAAGTGCGAGCCTGAGCGGGCGATTAAGTGGGCGAGCAAATCACGGCAGCTACAAGGCGATGATCCGGCCCTGATGGAGACTTACGGCTACGCACAACTGCTGTTAGGCAATTGGGCGGAAGGCTGGAAGGGTTTTGAGGGTGGATTGCAAGGCAAGATCAGACGCCCCCGGCAGTATCAGTCCGAACCCTATTGGGACGGTTCCAAGGTCAAGACCCTAGTGGTTAGGGGTGAGCAGGGAATCGGGGATGAGATCAGCTTTGCCAGCGTCATCATGGACGCAAAGCAAAGGGCCGAAAACGTCATCATTGAATGTGACTCAAGGCTAGAAGGGCTGTTTCGGCGGTCCTTTGATGTGCCTGTGTATGGGACCCGATTCAAGCCGGGGATTCCTTGGGCGGATCAGTACCAGATAGATGCCCATGTGCTTTCCGGGAGTCTGTGCCAATACTTCCGCAATGACCTCTCAGCGTTTCCTGGCAAGCCGTATCTAAAGGCGGACCCTGAACAAAAGATTCAGTGGCGAGCCTTGCTAGATAGTCTCGGTCACAAGCCGAAGATTGGCATTGCCTGGACCGGAGGAAGGCACAACACCCACCGGAACCGTAGAAGCCTGAAGCTGCTAGACCTCCTGCCGATTCTCAAGCAGGACGCCACGTTTATTAGCCTCGAATACAAGAACCCTGCCGCCGAAATCGTGGAGCTATACGACAAGCACGGCATTGAGGTTAGGCATTGGCCTAGAGCGTCGGAGGCGGTGAATTACGACGATTGTGCGGCCTTAGTGGATGAACTGGACCTAATCATCAGCGTGCAGACCGCCGTAGTTCACTTGGCGGGCGCTTTGGGTAAGCCCTGCTTCGTGATGGTGCCAAGTAAGCCAAGGTGGGCGTATGGGCTACATGGCGACAAGATGCCTTGGTATGAGTCGGTGAAGGTGTACCGGCAAAAGGGCGAGTGGGCAGGCGTAATCAATCAAATATCGGAGGATATACGGACCCGTATTCAACCCACCTAGAGGCTTTGACTAGGACGGCTGTAGCGACTCAAGGCGACATTCTGGAGCTTGGATGCGGGAACTACTCTACCCCGCAATTGCAGGCGATCTGCGAGGTTCAGGGGCGAGGATTCAAGGCTCAAGCATCAAACGCCGAATGGGCCAGCCAGTTTGATGGTGTTGAGATTGTGGACTGGAACACTTGGGAACCGCCCAAGCATCCTAGCGGCAAGTGGGGAATGGTCTTTCTCGATTCAGAGGAAGCGGTGCGGGACAGAATCAAGCGGCTGCCCGCACTGGCTGAGATTACTAATGTTGTGGTGATGCACGATGCAAACATCGCCCTGCATCATCCAGACTTCAAGGCAATGGCCGAAAAGTACCGACAGGTGATCGTCTACAACAAGCACATACCCTGGACGGCGGTGCTGCTTGTTTAGTGTCTACTGTGTTTTGAAATCAGGCGGCATTTATGACGCCGAATGGGTCAGGAAGTTACGGGATGGCGTGGCTAGGAATCTGACCATTCCACATCGGTTTGTGTGCTTGTCGGATGTGGATGTGCCTTGCGAGCGCATACCGCTCCTGCACAACTGGCCTGGCTGGTGGTCAAAGATTGAGCTATTCCGGCATGGTGTGATTGATGGGCCATCGGTCTACTTTGACCTTGATACGGTCATCACGGGGAATATTGACGGGCTTACAGAACTGCCGTATGACTTCGCCGCGTTACGAAACTTCCACAACCCTGACATGATCGGCTCCGGGGTGATGTGGTTCAGGCAGGCCCCTGAAATCGTTTATCAGACGTTTGCGGCAGATCCCGAATTGTGCATGAAGTATCACGAAGTTTATCGGGATGGGCCTTACGTTGGTGATCAGGCGTTCATCTGGGATTCTGTTGGCCGGAAGGTAGACAAGCTAACCGACGCCTTCAAGATTCACTCTTACAAGTTCCACTGCAAGGACGGATTGCCTGAAGAGGCGGCGGTGGTGTGCTTTCACGGCAAGCCAAGACCCACAGAGGTCAGCGCGGAATGGATGCGCCAACATTGGAGCTAAAGCATGGCATTTAGTTCGACTCCCACCTATAGCGAGTTGCAGACGGGTGTTGCTAACTGGCTCAAGCGGGCCGACCTTACCTCTTACATCCCCGACCTGATTCTGATGGGGGAGAAGTACATCTTCAGGAAGGCTCGCACCAGGGACATGGAAGCGGCCCTTAGCTCAACCATTGCCAGCGGAGTGATTGCCGTCCCGAATGACTATGTGGCGCTCAAATACGCCTACATCGACGGTGCTGTGACTACGCGAGTCCACCGCAAGCCTGCGGACTGGATATATACCCAATACCCGACGCGTTCTGCTGACGGGTTGCCCCAATTCATCGCCAGAGAAGGTTCTAACTTCATATTCGGGCCTTACCCGGACTCCGCCTATACGGTCAAAGGGCTTTATTACAAGCGCCTGACTTCCGTTCAATCCTCGGCCAATGCCCTATTCACCAATAATCCCGACCTGTACCTATTCGCGGCTCTGGCTGAAGCGGTTGCCTTCATGAAGGATGACGCTAGGGTGGCGCTGTGGTCAGCCAAGCGCGATCAGATATTGAACGACCTCAATGGCGAGGATGTGGCCGAAGGTGCGGCGGGTGGGCCTCTGACAATGGCGGTTGCGTGATTCCGATTGCTGGCTACGCCCCGGACCTAGACCCCACGACGCCGGGAATACTGACGGACTGCACCAGCCTGATTCCTACGCTCAAAGGCTATGCGGGCGCTCCTACAGCCTCCAGCATCGGCGCTGATGCTCTGGCTGCGGCTTGTCAAGGTGCGGCGGTCTGCGTTGATCTGGACGATACGGTGAGGGTGTTTGCGGGGACTAGCACCAAGCTTTATGAGCTTTCTGGAACGTCTTGGACCGATGTTGCCAGGGTGGGTGATTACTCCCTCGGAACAGACATCCGGTGGTGCTTTTCGCAATTCGGGAATATCGGATTGGCAGTTTCCAAGCCCACGACCCTGCAAGCCTCGAACACCGGGGATTTTGCCGATGTGGCGGGCGCTCCCAAGGCTACGATTGTGGAGACTGTCGGGCAATTTGTCTTCCTCGCAGACACCAACGAAACGACCTACGGGGACAGCCCGGATAGGTGGTGGTGCTGTGCCAAGGGTGACTATACCGACTGGTCCCCTGACATAGCCACCGAATGCGCTACGGGCAGGCTTACATCGACTCCCGGCCCCATCAAGGCTGCAAAGCGGTTTGGCGATGCGATGGTGCTTTACAAGGAGCGAGCCATGTTCCTGGGGGTGTATGTCGGTGCCCCTCAAGTGTGGGACTTCCGCGAGATACCCGGTGAAATAGGGGCATTGGGCGAATATGCGGTGGTGAATGTGGGGACGAGTGACAACCCCCTGCATATCTTCATGGCGGCGGATGACTTCTATCAATTTGACGGGTCCAGACCTGTAAAGATCGGAACGCCTGTTCGTGAGGCGGTTTATGGGCAGATGAATCGGAATCTGGCCTATCTTTCCATTGCCCAACATGACCCGACAAAAGCACTGATCCGGTTCTACTACTGTTCCACGGGCCAGCCGGTGCTGGACAAGTGCGTTGTGTACAACTATAAGACCGGAAAATGGGGGCGGGATGACCGCACCATCGAGATGGCGTTTCAATATGTTTCGGGCGGAATTACGTACGCCACGCTAGGCAATCTGTATTCCACTTATAACGACCTGCCCGCAATTTCCTACGATTCATCCTTCTGGACTGCCAGAACACCGATTCCGACGGTCTTTAACACGTCGCATCAAATCTTGACCCTGACCGGACAGGCTACGACTAGCTCCATGACCTCCGGGGATATGGGCGATGAGCAGCGGTTTTCCATGCTCAATAGGGTGATTCCTCGGTGGCTCACCAAGCCAACCACGGCGAGCATGATCAATTACTACCGGGACAACCTCGGGGACTCTTTGACCACTGACCAGACCACGACCATAGACGCTCGCGGCAGGTTTGATGTGATGAGAGAAGCAAGGTGGCACCGCATCCGCATGGACTTCACCGGGCCGACTGAAATTACCGGCTTCACGCCTGAACTTGTGCCGGGTGGGTATGAGTAAAGTATCTGTCGATACCCGCGTCCCTAGCCTTTACGACAGAGGCAAGCTGGTTGAACTGCTGCGGGAGATGCAGACGCAGATTAACGCCGTATCTGAGGAAGGCATCAGCGCCTTCTATCGTGCCGGTACAGCAGCGCCTACGGCTGGCTCCTACAGCCAAGGGGATTACCTGCGGAACTCTGCACCCTCGGAGCTTGGATCTGGAGGTAGTAAGTACGTTATCAAGGGCTGGATATGCGTTGCCTCGGGGACTCCGGGGACATGGAAAGAATGCCGCGCACTGACCGGCAATTAAAACAATAAAAAGGCGCGGCCTATGTATTACGTGATTAACGCAGACGGCGAGGGGTATTTTTCAGATACTCCAGACGTGCCCGCCGGGTATCAGGTCTTTACGATGTCGGAGGATCAGGGGCTAGTGCCATACACTCCCCCGGCCTCGGTGTTTGGGCCAGCGATTCAAGAGCCTGCCCCGACAATTCAAGAACCCGCCCCAGTTGCAGACCCGATTGCAGCACTCGTTGATCCCATAGCAGCGCCAGTCGAACCCGCCCCTGTCAACAACCCTATTTATGACAACCTTTACGTTGTCAATGCTGACGGCGAAGGGTATCAGTACAACGCGGAGGCTGGCGCACTGCCGGAAGGCTCGCAGCTTTATGCGATGTCTGAGGAACAAGGGCTTGTTCCAGTAGATAACCGGCTGGCAACCGATGCCAATATTCAATATGGCGAGCCGGGGTCTTTAGGCTATGAACTAGCGACCCTTGGGGGCATGGGTTCTAACGGGGCATTTGATAGTGCAGGATTTACCAATCCTGACTCTGTAGCGGCGTTTCTTGAGCCGTATGTCCCGGCTGGTACTGACCTATCCGGGGCCATACAAGACGCATGGCAGCAGCAGCAGGATCAATTCGGCTACTGGTCCGGGGCCGATGATCCGGGGCAAACGGCCTTAAAGATACTCGCTCAAGTGGATGATCCGTGGGCGCAGCAAGCTACACAAGCCATAGCGTCATCCCCTGAGTTTGCACAAAGCCAATACGCTGGAACCGCTGCGCTGAACTATGACCCCGATGCTGGGACGTTCTACGGGGTGCCTGGGCCGATAGCCTCTGCTGCCCTTGGAATGGCATTGGGGCCGATGGGGCTTGATTTCGGGGCTATGCTAGGTGGTGGAATGCTTGGCGGGGCAGGGACGGGTGCACTGTCCTCTGCCATCATGGGCGGCGATCCCTTCATGGGTGC